AGCTGTCAAAGATAATACTGGTTTTATATATACAGGTGATGACCACCCGCTAGTATCTACTGTAGATGCTGTTATAGTAGGCACTACAGGCGAAGAAGAACTAATACTTAAATCACTTCCAAAGTCAGGGGAAGAAGGGGATATTGGTGCAGTTGGAGATGTCCAACTTGGCAATCCATCAGTCGCAAGCTTAGTAAATTCTTTTGAACTTGCATGAAATACAACAGCAGACCTTAAATCACTATCATCATCTATATTACTATAATTAATATAAGATACAATTCCATCATCACTAGGTGTAGGAGCAATATATACTTTACCATCTTTAATATAATACTTAGGATATCTTGTAGTCGCCTTATAAAGACTACTACTATCAGTTATATCATAAGCGAGAGAGGCACTTACTCTTTCAGCAACTTGACCAGTCACTAATGATACATCTAATACTGTATCTCCATTTAATGCTTGACCACTACTCCCTACGCTAGTATATGTGCTTGCATATTGCCACATTAATTCTTTAGGTATGCTTACAACTATACTTTTTTGTGCGGATACAATAAACTGGTCATTAGCGTCTGCTACGCCAGTTATGTTTTCAATATCTAATTCTATGTTTGTTGTTGCCATAATTTTTTAGTCTCTATCCCACTATAGGAAGAAACTGCCGTTAGAGAAAAAAGGAGGAAACTCGTAACGACAGCTTTTCCTAATTATCCTTATATTGTGCTATTAATCACAAATTTCAGATTTATTATCTACTTGCGGTTCCAGATACTAACGCACTTGCAGTTAAGCATGAAGCGTCTAAAACATACCAGTGATTTCCATCACACAATAGTTTTATTCTATCTCCAGCCCCTGCTGCTCCAGCGGAAGTGTCAATCTGAATTTGGTCGTCATCAGACTGTTGGTCGTGAATTACACCACCATCAATCCCAGCTCCCATCAGATATTCTGTCGCAGAACCACTTGCAATAAGTAGGTCTTTGGTACCTTCGGCGTCGCTTTCAATACTAAGAATAAATGTAAAAACACTACCCTTAGCTGTTGGAGCGGACGGAAGAACAAAAGCAGCTGTATTTGCTGAAATATCTACCATGTAGATATTGCCAGAATCAGAAGCTGTTAATGTTGACGTTGGAGAAGCGATAGTCCCATCCGAAGATGGTTTAACACTAACTACTAATCCAAGCTTACCATCAACCGAGTTGTCAAACTTATTTTGTCCGTAAAGAGGATTTCCTAATTGTCCCATAGTTAACTCCTATTATTTCCAGACAGCATGGGCTTCAGGCATTTGCCATTCCATACCAGCTTCAGTTTGAATTAAGTCGACTCGACGATCAACTCCGCTATTCTCAAGAGTTTGCACTCCTACGTAAATAGCGGTATCACGATTTAGTCCGTTACCAATTAACGGTCTATATGCACAATATCGCATGTTAACTGCAAGCATCTTAATAGACGTTCCGTCTAAATGGACATTTCGAGACACATTCATAATCCCATAAGGAGTATAAATTGTCGTAATGTCAACTCCGAAAGCGTTCTTCGGGCTTCCCATAGAGAAATCAGATCTTGCTCCAAAACTATTCGCAGAGCCTAAGTCTGTTTTCTTCATGTTCGCATTGAAGTATCCACTAAGTTTATGCAACCAGTTATACACGTCCGTTGGGACTAAGAATAAAGTTGCATTTGCATTGTTATACCTCGGGTCGAGGAAGGAACTCATGTCGTCCAAGAAGTCGTCTTGCGACTTTGTACCAGTTCCGCCCATGCCAGAACCACTAAATACATTGCCATAATTAGCAATGAAATCAACAGCTCCTTGAGTGTAATTAACACTATCAGTTGACCCTTGAGAGCCAAATAATAACGCCGTTTCAATATCCCACTTATGTTCAATCAACTTTTCACGCCAGACTCGAGCATACTCATTTGGTTCATACTTTAATACGGTAGCACGAGTTGTGTTATCCATAGCTAAAGATGTTTTCCAAATCTGAGTAAGTCCATAACCAGTTGAGAAAGGTTGGTCTTTCCACGTTTCGGGATATCCGCTTCCCTGTCCAAAAGCACTACCTACTACATAGGATCGTCTTCCTTCAAGCGAAGTTGCGATTGATTGGTCATGAACAATCTCATCACCAGTTGCTCCACCTGGGGAGAAATTATCGGTGATAAAAGAAGCAAGTTCATTTCCAGCACTATCGAATTTGACAATCTTACCTTCGATAGCAACACATTCTTTGCTATCTTTAGTTAAGCTATCTGTCACAGTATCAATTTTTACTAAATGATACCCACCAACACCTCCGCCACCAGCGGTAGCAGATATTGGTATTTTCACAACCTGACCAGCAATAAAGAAAGAAGGTCTGGAACCAGTGGCTCCAACATCAATCTTATTGTTAGACTGACCATAAACATTTTGCACATTACCAGATGATTTATAATCTGTTGCCATGTACAATTTCACACTTTGACCAGTTGCCGAAACAGCGGCTGCTACATTAGATTGGTCAAGTTCTGCATCTGCAAATTCATCAGTTCCATTTGAGGAGAATCCCATTACATACGCATATCGTTTATGGTAAGATGGCCGTCTTTCTGTGAATTTAAACTCTGGGTCATCAGTGGGTTTCTTTGCAACTTTTGACAACATCCGAAAAAACGGGTCTTGTGCAATAGCTAGCTCGGAAACTCTGTCGCCAAAGTTATATCGTCGTCTTAGGTCACCGGTATCTTTAGAAGTACCGTCTGACCACGTTGCGACGTCTGAGTAGGTCGATAGACCAAATACATCAGCCATTTTGTTTACCTTTCTATAATAGTATTAAACTATTATACAGTATTATTAAAGCTTTTATATACCAAAAGCTTCTTCTAATTTACTGTCAAGGCCTAGTATTGTTTCAAAAACTGTATCGTCTGGGGACTTATCTTGTACTTGTTGACTACCTGCCGTAGCTAATGATTGTGGTTTCTGCTGAACTTTTTTCATTTGCCGTGAGACCTGCTCGTTAGCACTTCTTGCTATGTTTTGTTCTCTTTTACCTTTATTCATTAGATAATAAATATCATCTAACTGTAGGGTTTTGTCCTTAGCGAACCGAACAAAGTTGCTCCATTGATCGTCATTCATATTATATTTTTGACGAAATTCAGATTCCCTAGTTAGTTTCTGATTATCATGTTGCTGTTTAGCTAAAACATTGTTTAGTCTTTTCTGAACAACTCCATCAATCGTAGCCGCTAACACTTTAGCTGAATCTGATTCAGGATTACCCATAGCTTCATCAGGGTCAAATACAAAGTCTTCTCCCAAACTTAACTGTTCTTTCATACTTACCGGGGCTTGACCTCCACCCTCAAAATAATCGCGCACATGCGTAATTAAATTGGGGTCTTCTCTCATAGCATCGAGGATAGGCATATATGGTTCAAGTTCAGACAGCGTCTTGTGAAGGCGTTTTGCCTCCTTACTTGAATCACTATACCGTTTTTGCAGATTTTCAATATCCGATTCTTGACCTTCTACAGGGCTCACGTTTTGTTGCTGACTTTCCTGTTTATCTAAAAACTGGTCGCCTTCCAACTGTTCTGAGGTTATCTGTTCTTCTGAAGGTCGGTCTAATATACCACCATTAACTTCGTTATCAAGTGCCTCGAAAAAATCACCTGAATTGAAATCTGTACTTTCTGGGGCTTGCGGAGCATTAAAAATGTCTTCGCCTGCGTTGCCTACTTGTACACTTTGTTCCATGTTATCTTTTTCCTTTTCTAAAGCGACTTTGTTATCAGTCGCTATTATTATTGAGCTCTAAGTTATAATAATTAACTGTTATCATCAAGCTCTTTTTCTTGATCTTCTTTAATAGAAGCTTTTACCTCTCTTTTTATATCCCTTTTAGCAATTTCAAATTCATTCTTCATCATGCCCCTAAGGAGTTTCTGTTGTGATTCTGTTTCTAATAAATCCTTTCTTACCTCATTGCCTGCGTCATTTACTTTCATCTTAATACCAGCCTGCACAAGCTGTCTTTCAAGAGTCTCTATTGTACCTTCTCTATCCTTCAAAGACTCTCCAAGTCCTTCAATTTGCGATTGTAATTGTGAATATAAGCTTTTACGCTCAATAAGTTGTTTTTTATTTCTTATATCAGTTTCGGCTATCATAGAGATATCATCTATTAATCCAGATTGAAACCATCTAAAATACTCCTCTAGTAAAGCCCACCTATTAACTGGCATAGTAGCTCCAGCTACAACCCTTACGTCAAATCTAGCTGTCTCGTAATCCATCCACCTACTGATAGCTTCACCATAATCATTATAAACTGGAATGTTAATACGTATTTCTTTTTCTTCATTTACCCCAGCTTCTGGCTGAACAATTCTAAACACCTTATCTATAGTATAATGCTTTTGTGCTATCTGCTGAAATACCTTACCCAAGTGTTCTAGCCCAGGCTCTACAACTGTACCCATCCAAGACTTTAGCCTTCTAGTCCCAAACTCATCATTGGCAAGTAAACCCCTATATGTTTCGGCTTGTTGCTGTGTAAACCCCATCATAGCTGATGGAACTCCACTTATATACTCTGCATCACCCTTCCCTTCTTGGGTAATTGTATAAAAAGCGTTATTAATAGGAGCTGGTAATATTGGAGTTGGAGGGTTAAATCCTTGTCTATATTTTAATAAAGCGCCGGGACTAGATGAATATTGCTCCCATTCTTCTTCATCTACGCTACCTTCTTCATACATCCACCGTAAGTTGCTAGATAAGTTTGCATTGTGTATCATAATTTGGTGAGCTTTATTAATTTCTTGCTGTTTGCCAATTAAAGGCATAGTAGCTGATATTGGATATGGAGTCCCAGTGTACATGTATGGAATTGGTATAATAGGATATTCTGTTATTGGAAGCTCATATTCATATAAAAATATATCGTCTCCTATACTGCATGTTAACTTTATCCTAGTTTCATAAAAATCTACAAAATCAACAACAGATTTTACAAACTGGTCTGACTTCATTCTTATTTCAAAATCTTCTTTACTCATTATGTGCTGATCCACTTTTGTGGCTTCGTCTTGTGCCATAGACATAATCTCGGACTGCTTCTGCTCAATCGCTAATTCGGATTCCTTTTGAGCTTTTTCCACTTCTAATGCAAACCTACCCTCAATAATATCTCCATCCTCAAAAGACTGTTCTAACGATGCTATTTTTTCTTCTAACCGAACTTGGATTTCAGCTGTAAACTCTTGGACTTGAACTTCTACAGCCTTTTTTATTTGATCCATCTCGATTGGAGACGGCGGGATTTGCATAAAAACATTTACAAATGGAACCTTTATTTTAGTATAATTTTCATAATACCCAATAATATCGTCTGTTTCTCCATCTGGGTCAATACTAGATAAAATATCTTCTGGTTGAGTGGTTTTAGAGTCTTGAACATCTCTTTGGCTATACATCCCTCCAGCATCTGAGTTACCACTACTAACTTTATTAATTTTACGAGAATACTGTGGAAACAAATTTCTAAGCTGAGTCTTAGACATGTTTTTCTTTACCATAATAAAAGCAGCGTCTCTAAATAAGAAATCCCTACTCGATGGGTCTACAAATACATCGTAAGGGTCTATTCGACTAAATATTACATCTCCCTTTCCATGATCCGCATCTTGGTCTACATCTAAAAGAAAATACCCAATTCCCTTTACCAAACTGTCAAGTATAACTTGACCATATACAGATTTGCCATTAGATAAATACCAACAATAATCTGCTATATCAGAATGTACTTGAGCTATGTCAACATCATCCCCAGTTGCTCCAACCGCTTTCCACCTTGGACTATTAGCTGTAACGAAATACTTCATAATCTCAATGATTGGGAGTATCCTATTAATAGTAAAAGTTGGCATCCCAGATTCTTCTAAATTGTCTTTCTCACCTTTAGTAATCTGGTCATCTAAATAAAAATCATAACCCGTTTGACTCTTAGACCTCCATTTAGACCTATGAGACCCATTTGCCCTATTCCAAAGACGCTTGTTTATTTCTGCTTTATTTTTTCTTCCTCTTTTAGCCATATTAATATAGTATACCTTTCAAATTAACTGGAAAACTAGCTGATAATTTCATATCATAATTGCTTAAATGCCTTGATCCACCTCTATGTCGATACCCACCAGACAACAACCCCTTTTTACCAATGGGGATCGAAAATTTACCGCTTTTTAAAACTTCTAAATCTAAATTTCTAGACAACTTTATTCCTAATGCATCATATAAAGACCGAGCTATATCCTTTTTTTTGCTTGGCGGTTTAAAATCAAACATTTCACTATGCCTCTCACTAAAAAAACTTTTCTTATTTGGCTGGAAGCTAGGAGCAAGTGGAGAAAAATCTTTCTGCCAAGAGTTCCCACCTTTTAAGGAGCTTCTTTTAGAATATATACTATCAGCCATATTAATATGATTTTTTAGACATTCTCTTTTTTACTTTTTTGCCAATTTTCTTTGCATACTTCTTAGCTGCAGTTTTTCCAGCTTTTGTATATGCAAATTTCTTTTTTCCAACCTTAGGCATTTTATTTCTCCTAACTATGCTACGATCCAGCTTTTAGCTTTTCTTTTCTTCTTAAACCAACCCTTTTTATTCTCATTTTTACTCATATTCGTAGGAAATGCGTGTAAATTAGCATAATAAAGTGTCTCAATAGTGTCATCATGTGCCATTTTCGGCCCGAATGTACATATTTCATTGATTAAATCAAAGCTATTTTCTCTTATATATATATTTCCCATGCTAAAACGACCGCTTAGTCCACTATAAATGCGATTTCTTTTATTTGCACCACCTGGCTTTTGAGGAATAACAGCTATATCAAACCTATTAATCCTTCTTCTCTCATCGTTTAATGATTGAAAAATACTTCGGTTCATAGCAACGTCTTCAACAGTTGCACTTGTACAATTGTATTTATTATATAATTCTATTATATAATCTACAACTCCCTTCTTCCCAATAGTTTCACCTTCGCTGGTTTTAGACCCAATGGTGGGGATACTTCTGTGCCGTTCATATTCAAGTACATATAAGTTATTATCATTATCTACTGCTACTACCATGATAACGCTGTAATCTGAGTGTTTAGTATTAATATCTGTAGCTGGGTCGCACCCAATAAAGGTATTACATGGGTTTTCGACTCCGTCTATTACTATATAATTCATACCATCTTTTTCTGATTTCTTGTAGTATCCATTCCAATATTTTATATGCTTCCTAGTCCACACGGCATCTTCTTCGCTCGTTACTTCCATCATATATTCTTGGTAGAACTTTTGTGGTTGTCCCGAATCTGCGTAAAACCTCTTTTTTTCTTCTAGCTTCTTTGTGTTAAAAAACGACTCCCACAATGGTACATTATCTTTAGTAATAGCCTTATATGTAATCACCTTCCAAGCAAACTCTCTATTTTCTTTTTTAGATTTAGCATGCTTGCTAAGAAGGTTGTTAATAAAACTATCATAATGCACTGGAGTGCCATTAACACGAAGACGACCAGTATGGGGCTCCAAAGCAGGATAGACAACAGCTGTAACAAGATTTGCATTTTTATCTCTCGCTTCTCTAGTTATTGTATTTGCTTCATGCTCAAAATCGTCTAATACTATTAAATCATATCTTTTGTGCAACTTTGCTCCACCTCGAATACCAGCAACGTTACTCTTAGATATTAGTTTGCAACCATTCTTTAGCTCAACATCTTCTTCAGTCCACTTGCGACCTTTGGTGTCTCCAAAATAGTACCTTATTCTGTCGTTAAATTCTAGGTGGTGTTTAATATAGTCCATATTCCCGACGCTCAACTTTTGGGTAGCCGATACCCATGCGTAAAATAAAAAGTCACCACCACCTTTACAAAACAAAAAGTCTTTTAATATAGAAGCTTTTGTTAAAACGGTTTTACCATGACCACGAGGTATAATAATAGCTGACTGTTTTACATTTTTATCATCTATGGCGTCTGCTATTTCATAGTGGAAAAAGGGGGTTTCACTACGCAAGAAATCCTCAGGCAAGAATAGTTTGCCAAATGCTATTAAGTCTTTACTCGATAGTTTTAGAGCCTTTTCTGCCTCACTTATGTTTTGGGAGTTCAGGTTCACTTTTATATTTTTTATCTAAATATTTATTAAACTTCTTTTCATCTTTTTTGTAATCCATATAATCAACTAATATATTTTCAAGACCCAAAATCTTATTATTTAAATGATTTACTATATTCCATAAATCTTTTATAGACCTTACAAAATCTCCTTTTGTTACACCTTTTCTTTTAATCATTTTTTAACTTTCAATTTAGTCTTCTACTTCTTCTGATATTAAAGTTGGAGTATCTATATGTTTTATTATCTTTATTAAAGATGTAATCATAGATGCCTCCCTACTGTCTGGACTGTATATATGTCGTAAATTTATATTAGACGCTATGGTTTTCATTTTTTTAATAGATTGAGCAAGATTATAACTTTCAATCTCAGTATTATTAATGAAATCTTTTTTAAGATTGCGATGACCATGATACCCCATTAGAAAGATACACTCCTTAGCTCTGTATTTTTATTATTTATGTGCTTCTTGCTTCGTATGTATGGAGTTTTACAACTATTGCACTTATACACTAGAAACTTACTAGCTGTTGTAAGATATACAGAATCGGTTTCTTCTATATCTTTTTCTCCACATGTACTGCATACATCCCCTATATCCATTATTACACCTAAGTTTGGATGGTTCTTCATATAAGGTCGAATTATAAGATATAAGTCTTCTAAAGCTGCTACATCCTGCTTATTATACCTCTCCATTTCATTTAGTCTTGACTTATCTCCAGACATACAATCAACCCATAGTTTAAAATCTGTACTAAGCTTTGTATGTAATTTAAAGTTTTTTGTTAAAAAGTCCAGCTTATGAGAAGATGCCGCGAACTCTCTCCTCGACACTTTTAACGTATCTATTGTTTTGTAGGGAGTTGGTGGATTAATACCATTATTAATAAACCTCCAATTCAGTTTCCTTAAATCGAACCTGTCTCCATTATGCGCTATTACTATATCAGCTTTTTCTAAAAGGCTATGCATAGACTTAACAACTCTTTTATCGTCTCTATTTTTAGATTCCTTAGGGGTTACTATATCAGACATAATATTATCATCATATAACCACTTTGCAGACCAAGATAATATATACCAATCGTCTATTATATTATGATGAGGAATACGCTGTTTATATAAACCCCATACAAACACCTTCATTAAACTTGTTTCTATATCAAATAACAATATTCTAGGAAAGCAATCTGTTTCATCAACAAATGGGACTTGATACTGCCTATTACAAGAATAACATTCAAGCCTTTGATTGTCACCTCTGCTGCTTTTACCTTTTTTCCTACCATAAGAACTACCACAATAAGGACAATATTGCATATTATTCGCTTCCTTCTTTTTTAGTTTCTACTATCTCACTGGGAACTTCTATTTCTGATCTAGATGCAGCTTCTAATTGGTCAGGTTGAAATCCACTGAATAAACCTATTATACCTTGCTCGGTTTTTTTAACAGTAGCGGCTCCCCCTAATGTACCAATAGCTTTGCCTATCTCTTTAGTTGCACTAAGAATGGTTTCTTCTCTTTCTGAACCATCTGCTAAACACTTTAGCTTTGTAAGTACATACTCATGGTCTATACCCATCCCCTTTGCAACGTCTAATACTGATTTTTCAACTTCTTTCATAACCCTCTCTTGCCTTAATAATATAGCAGCTTTCTTTTCTGCTTTATATGAATCTGTCTCACTAAACGCATCAATGTAACTTTTAACAGCACCCATACCAACTGCGATGTTTGTAGCAAATATCTTTTCTTTTTTAGTTGTAGTCTTCCTTTCGTATATCCTTTTACCAACCTTAATAGAAGACTTAGAAAATGTATAACGATTTGGGTGGCTTTCAAACGAAGTGTCCATAAATACCTTTTTATGACATAAAAAAGAACCAACAACGGTTCTACAATAATGCGTAACGTATTTGTAATTTTTCCTATTATTAGGATGGTTAATTTTAGACTTTTTAAGTATTTGTATAATTCGACTATCATCACTTAATACCCAATCTTCCTCTTTTGCACTTCTCCAATTTTTTACAACTTCTTTATCTGAATACTTACTATCGTTGAACTCTTGCATATTATCATATACATAGTGCTTAACTCCATTTATCTTACAATACTCCAATTCGATATACTAATTAGATTCTATATCGCCATAATTGTTTAATGGAAACCTTAACGACGATATTTCTTTAATTTGTAATACTAAATCATCTATTAACTTGCTTACATCCTTGTGAACATAATACACTTTACCATCAATGTCAATAGGATTTGTGTTTGACGACTTTAACAACTCTTCTAGTATATAAGACCGCTCAATACTAGTAAAATTACTTAATGACTTTAATATGTTCGACTTAGCTACCATAATTATAATGCTATTTTAATATTAAATTAACTAAATAATCAAGTAAAATATATTGCCTACATATTATATGTATTATATATATACTATATATATTATATGTATTATACACGCGCAGAATATTTAACTATATACTATTTAACCTTATTAAAATATTTAACTGTACAGTAATATAGCTAATATACGTGAGTATTATATATTACATACTAAGAAAAAATTGTAGGATTTTGATATATAACCTTTTAACTATATACTCCCCCTATCGGGGGATTTTCAATTTTGAATTTTAAGTTATAATTGATTTTATATGAATTTATTAGTAATTAATTAAATTAACTGAAAGGAGTTCATTATTATGAACAGAAATTACTTCATCGACTTGCGCGATGAGACCATCAAGAAGTTCCTCAAGACAGTGCTCAATGCACCGGTACGCAGAGGTTATAACAGGCTAGCTGGTGTGCAAATACCTGGTAAGTCTGATGTAACCAGAGCCTGTCAGGCGAACCTGCGTAGCATCAACGATACATGTGTATCAATGGGGTTTGCACCTATCTGGGAAGAGGATGTGGAAGTTGAATCATTATCAGGTAAACCCGTCAAATAACAGTTAGCCAACCATTATAGAGCTAGTATAGTCCAGGTGACAGAGGACACATACTGGCTCTAAAGGCTATTATACTTTCATATATGATGTACTGCTTATAAAGAGTAAATATAAAGAGTATTACTGTTAATAGATATAGTATAAATATATTATTATGTTATACTATAATATAGTTAGAACTTGGTCTTTAACCATTAAGTCTGGGCAAGAAAAAGAAAGGCCAATAAAAAACAGGAAGGTGGTAATTAATAATGCAGTATATTGATACAGGCACAGCTTTATTTATAGGGTTGTTAATAGTAGCGATAGTTGGTTTAATAGGTTTAGTATCTAGTCATGCAGCTAAAGAACAAGCTATGTGGAGACAAAATATGTCTGACAAGCTTGATGAGTTACTGAATAAATAATAAGAAAGGCAATAATAAATGGTTAAAAAGAATAAGCGGCAGCCATTACATGTTTCTCAAGTCTTACAAGAATATAAGTTACCTAATGGTACTAAGTTCTACGCAAAAAACGATAAAGATGCACTGTTATATGCTAGAAAAGTTGGTGGTGGATATGCTAGAATTGGTAATGATGGTAAATATTTTCACAGCAAAGGAGATGAATATGATATTAGTTGAACCATTTGAAATCATAGTAGAAGATTGTTATGATTATATAAATAACGAGCATTATGAAGATGCTTATACATTAGACAATAAAGATCATTATAAAACATTAAATAAAGAGTCGCAAGCGTTTGCTACTAAGCATAATTGCACTAATAGCTGTAAATACATAACAAAAGAGGAGATATAATCAAATGGTTAATACATTATTAATATTATTATTAATAATAATATTTGGAGTTATGGCTTCGTCAACATATTTTAAACAACTATAAAACAGAAAGTAGATATTAACATGAGTACAAATAATTATTTAGTAACAGGGTATATAGGTAACCCAGTAGACCCATCTAGAATAGATGTTATAGGTGTTTATAGGAGTATGTTAACAGCTAAGCACTTTGCTGTTAATGCATTATTTAATGGATATTATGCCCCTTCTACAATAAAAACCAAACATAGTAAAACAGTTAAAATCATTAATAAGAATTTCATACCATTAACTGTTAGCATTGAAAACAGCAAATCAACACCATATATGAGTGAATAT